AGGCAGGCAATAACCAGATTGCCGCACAAATGGCAGAATGCTGCTGCAACGTTCGCACGATGATCCAGCAGCAGGGATACGAGAGTCAGTTGGCTACCTGCAACCAGACCAACACGCTGGTCAACACGGCGAATCAGAATACCCTCGCTCTGCGCGATGCCGGAACGGCCAACACCAACGCGATCATCGGCAAGCTCGACCAGATGCAGACTCAGGCGCTTCAGGACAAGATCGATGCGTTGCGCGAAAAGAATTCGACGCTGCTCAACCAGCTCTCGCAGGAGCATCAGACGGCCGCTTTCGGTCAGATGATAGGTCAGGCAACGACTCCTATCGTGAATGCGGTAAACAGCCTGCAAAACGATGTCAACGGGATCAAGTGCAAGTTGCCGGAAACGGCTACCGTACCCTACAGTCCGATTGTCGGCGTGCCTACGTGTGTTGCCGCACAGTACGGAATCGGCTTCGGCGCGAACGGTTGGGGCAACGGCTTCTGGGGTTAATCAAGAAAGGAGGTTGCTATGGCAGTATATCCTTTCACGCTCGTTAACCGCCGCGGATCGGCCGCTATTGCGACCACTGCGGTTACTGTCAACACCGATAATG